ACTCTGGCTTCCGTCATCGTGATGTTAATGCCAAGGTAGGAGGCTCTAAGACCTCAGACCACACAAGAGGGATGGCAGCTGACATTGAGATTCCCGGTGTTCCTAATGGGGAACTAGCTCAGTGGATTGTAGATAACCTAAGCTTCCGTCAAGTGATACTTGAGTTCTACACTCCGGGCATTCCTGACTCAGGATGGGTACATGTTAGCTACAACCCCGGAGACAACAAGAAGCAGGTTCTTACGGCGACCAAACAAGGTGGTAAGACAGTCTATTTGCAAGGCTTAGTAAAATAAAGTAAAAAACTACTTGACAAAAGACATAAACTATGGTATACTATACATTAGTAACCTAAGGTTAAAGAACAACATAAAGATTATTAACTTAAGAATACACAAGGAATACAGTAATGGCCTACACTCCTTATAGTCAAGCACTACCAGATACCTCAAGATATACACTAGACCCTGTGCTACAGGAGCGTCTGTATCAACCAGTGAGGACAGATCCTTACCAAGCTGGTATGTTGAGTACCATGGCTAATGAATACTACGCAGACCCCTTTGGTTACACAAACAAACGCTTTGGTGCTCTTGACGAAGTACTACCAACAGACGCACCTGAGGTTGCTCTTGGTGGTATGTTTGCTCCTGCTCCTCCTTTAAGTAATGGTGAGGGCGGGAACAACGATGGTGGACTAACACCGGAGCAAATAGCCTTCCTTGATGCAGAGGCGGCGATACCCGGCGCACGTGATGCCCGTATGGGTAAAATAAATAGTATGCTTTCTCTTCTTGCTCAAGGCATTGTTCCGGGACTGCCTGCACTGTCTATATCCCAAATGGGTCTTGATGCTTACAACGACATGATACAGGGTCATGCGCGAACTGTTTCAGGAGATCCATACGGTCGTACTGATTCTGATCCTGTTGTTCCGGGGAGACAGCCGGGGCTTCCTGCGCCTGTTGTGACAGCCGAGGATCTAGCTGCAATACAGAACCCCGTTTATTCAGCTCCCGCTTATCAGGCTGGAAATGATGGAGACAGTGAAAGTAATACTCCAGACGCATTCACAGGCGCTGATTTTTCTTATGGCGATACTTCTTATGGAACTCTGTTTTAATTATGAAGCACTCAGTAGGAAAAGTAATAACAGCAGCTACGTTGACAGAGTTGTTCAAAGTCCCTGCTGGTTACAAAGCCGAGGTTAGTACCTTGTTTGCTAGTAACCACACAGGGAATAACAAAACTATTACTCTATACTGGCAACATGCTCACGACATTACCCATAAGATTTACATTGTATTTGATTATGTAATTTCTGCTAACAACTACTTAAAGTTTAGCGATAGCATGGTTATGCAAAGTGGTGACTCCCTACAGGTGTTAACAGAGTCAGGGTCAGAGATGAGTGTTATTGCCTCGTTTGACCTCAGAAAAGAACCACAAACTGTAGCGTTTGACGGCGAATAAAGGAATAAAATGACATATCTAGAACTTGTCAATGGTGTACTAAGGAGACTTCGTGAGAGTGAAGTAACTACAGTACAGGGTGCTGGTAATACCAACAGCTACGCTCGCTTGATTGGAGACTTTATTAATGAGGCAAAGAGTCAAGTAGAAGCTGCGTATGACTGGACTGCCTTACGTACTACAAACACAGTCACAACTAGCGCTAATGTCTTTAACTATGAGCTACAGGGCATTCGTAATAGTGCTAAAGTTTTAGATGTTCTAAACGATACCAATGACTTTGAGATGCTGTATCAGTCTAGTAGTTGGTTTAATCAACAGTTTTTGATTGACAACCCCCCGACAGGAAGTCCTCAGTACTATAACTTTAATGGTGTTAGTTCAGATGGGGATATACAAGTAGATCTCTTCCCTATTCCTGATGGTGTTTATACCCTTAGGTTTAACATGACAGCCCGTAATCTGCCCTTAGCGGCTGATACTGATGTTACTGTGTTGCCTACCCGTCCTATCATCCTGTTTGCTACAGCGATGGCAATTGAGGAACGTGGGGAGGATGGTGGTCAACAAAGTGTTAACGCCTATGGGGCTGCTCGGTCGGCCTTGGCAGACGAGATTGCTTTCGATGCTGCTCGTCACCCAGAGGACTCTATTTGGTATAGCGTATGAAGCAGTTACAAACAGTCTCTGTTGTCTCCCCCGGCTTCTTTGGGTTAAACACCCAAGACAGCAGTGTTGGCCTGTCTAGCAACTTTGCCCTGACAGCTGACAACTGTATTATTGATAAGTTTGGTCGGCTAGGTGCGCGTAAGGGTTGGGAACAACAGACTACTGACGGTGTAGATGAACTAAGCAATCTAAACATTGAGATGTTGGCTGAACACGTCAATGCAGATGACACTACTGTTACCCTTAGCGCGGGGAATCAGAAGTTATTCACAGGCGGTGTTGATGCTGTGTTAACCGATGTAACCCCTGCTGGTTACGCTATCTCAGCTAACAACTGGAAGGTGGCTACTCTCAATGACCATGCCCTGATAGTTCAAGAGGCACATGAGACTCTGGTTTACACTGAGAGCGACACCCCTAATGTACAGAAGCTTGCTGATTACACAGGCGTAGCACAGGCTTACGGTACTAGCTACCCTCGTGATGCTATAGCAGCCTATGGGCGCTTCTGGGCGCACGATGGGTCTAATGTATACTGGACTACCGATATAGCAGATACAGCCTTTCCAGCCTTCTCAGGAGGCACTAGCGGCTTTTTAAACATAGCTGCTGTACTACCTAACAACGTAGACACTGTAACGGCTCTGGCGGCTCATAATGACTTCCTAATCATCTTTTGTTCTCGTAACATTATTATCTACTCAGGAGCTAACGACCCTCTTGGTGAGTTCCAACTTAACGATGTAATTGCTGGTGTGGGCTGTGTAGCCCGGGATACAGTACAAAATACAGGTAACGATTTGATCTTCCTGTCGGACACAGGTGTTCGTTCGTTGGGTCGCTTGTTGCAAGAGAAGTCCTTGCCCATGCGTGACCTAACAAAGAACGTAAGAGATGACGTGTTGGAGACAATGCAAGTTGAGATTGAGAGCGTAGGTACTTATAACAAAGTCCGTTCTGTTTATTCAGAAATCAATGCTTTCTATCTTTTGTCTTTCCCTACCTCACAGGTTGTCTATTGTTTGGACATGAGACAACCCCTTGAGGATGGCTCTTCTCGTGTTACCACTTGGTCAACAAAGACAACAGCTTTCTTACGCACACGTACTAGAACCCTTTTGTTAGGAAAAAAGAATGGTATAGGAAAGTACATTAACTACTTAGACGGAACAGCACAGTACCGTATGCGTTACTCCTCTAACTACATGGACATGGACAACAGTTCTATGACCAAGATGGTTAAAAAGGTCAGTGTAACAGTTATTGGTGGTAGTGGTCAAGACTTTGTTATTAAGACAGGCTATGACTACTCAGGCGCAGACTTCTCCTATCCTTTTACAATTAACGAAGGCGTTGGCAGTGAGTATAACGTAGGTGAATACGGCATTGCTGAGTACACTGCTGGTGTGTTAATCGACAGGGTTAACGCTCAAGTGCAGGGGACAGGTAAAGTAGTACAGATTGGTTTTGAGGCTAATATTGAAGGAAGTCAAATTAGCGTTCAGAAATTAGAGATGTTTGTTAAAACAGGAAGGATTAGTTAATGTCTAACTATACAAAGGCAACAGATTTTGCTGTTAAAGATACCCTCGCTTCGGGTAACGCAGCGAAGCTTGTTAAAGGCACAGAGATTGATGATGAGTTTAACTTGATTGAAACTGCTGTAATTTCTAAAGCAAACACAGCAAGCCCTACGTTTACTGGGACTGTGACAATGACAACACTCGATGGTGCTACTATTAGCGGTGGAACTTACTAACCAAGAAAGAGATATAACATGTCAGCATGGATGTTACCGGCAGCGACAATAGCTGCTTCATTATTTTCAAGTAACGCAGCTTCTAAGGCAGCAGATAGAGCCGCAGCAGCAAGTACCGCAGCAGGTAATCAAGCAGCCGCAGCAGCTGAGTTTAAACCCTATGGGGTTACTACGGGCTTTGGTACTAGCTACTTTAATCCTGAGACCCAACAGGCAGGCTACCAGATAGATCCTGTACTGGAGGCCTTCCGTAACTCCATGTACGCTGGTGCTGGTGAGTTCATGGGTCAAATTCAATCAGACCCTCAGGCAGCTGCTCAGAACTACTATAACCAGCAACAAGCGTTGATGGCAGGTGGTCGAAATGCAGAAGATATTGCCTTACGTCAACAACAGCTTCAATCAGGACGTATTGGCCTAGGGTTGTCAGGGGAAGCCATGGGTGCTGGAGCAGGTACAGGGTACGTTAACCCACAACAGTACCAACAACAGCTTGCCCGTGCCCAAGAGGACCAGAAACTGGCTGCTCAGTCCACACAGCTGGCTCAGTCAGACATTGATCGTGCTATTAGCCGTGCTACAGGTCTATTCCAAGCTGGCGCTGGTGTTGAAGAGATGGGTCTGCGTCCATTGACCATTGGTGCTGACATTGGTTCTAAACAACAGACTTCTGGCAATATGCAGGCTCAAGCGTTGCTTGCTGGAGGCCAAGGGTCTGCTGATGCACGTCTTGCCGGAGGTATTCAACAAGCTAACATGTTTGGGGACCTTGGCTATGGTCTTGCTGGCTTAACACGGAATAAATTTGGTCAATAAGGAGTAAACATGGCTCAAAATATATCTGGATTGTTTAATTACGATTCCCCAGAGGCAATTCAAACGAATTACTTAAACACTCTTGCTGCCCGTCGCCCTCGTGGTGGTGGAGACCTTTATAGTCAGCTGGCTAACGCAGGAGGAAACATAGGTGGTCTCTTAGGTTATACCTTAGGTGGCCTAGCGGGTTATAAGCCTGCTGGTATGCAAAAGGCAGAGACCATGGATCAGATCATGGCTGAAGCCGCTAAGGGTGATAGCCCTCTGGCACAGGCTACAAAGGCCTATGAGCTATTCTCAGCCAACGGTATGGGCCGTGAGGCTCAGGTTGCCATGGAGCGTGTGACTGAGTTACAGAAGGAACAAGATGCTTTAAAACAAACAGCTGCTTTGGCTAATGTTGATTTTGGTAAATCAGCGTCTGTGCGGCAAGCGGCTAATGATGCGTTCCTAAGTGGAGACAGAGAAGGAGGGATTGCTCTTTTAAAACAGTCTGTAGAACTAAAAAAAGAGGAAGAAAAAACAGCTAAAAGAAAAACTCTTGTTGAAAGCCGAGCCGCTGGTATTACAAGAAATAATCCAGATATGCCTGCGGAGGTTGTGCCTTTGGTTGCAGGAGATGATGATCTTTTCAAAGAATGGGGTAAGACTCTCTTTGAGGCTAAGAAAAACAATTACGATGTTTCTTACCAAACATACGATGGTCAGCGTGTGATGGTCGTTTCAGACAAAAACACAGCCACTCTCGTTAAAGAAGTGGTTCTAGGACAGGCAGCACAAACAGGCACCAAGGTAGAAGTAAACACAGGTACTACGGAGACTGCTGCTCAAAAGTCTAAAGGTGATGTTCTTGGTAAAGGGATCGGCGAGGATCTTTTGAACACACGTTTGGCTGCTCAAACAGCTAACGAAAATCTACCAAAGATGTACGAAGCTTTGAACATACTGGAAACACAACCTATAACTACTGGTTTGGGCGCTGCATTCTATGATATTCTTAACCAGCTACGCGCACAGTATCTTAGCGATAAAGAAGCAGGCAACATTGTTCAAAACGACCAATACTTGGATTCTTTGGTAGGTGGTGACGTGTTTAACGCTATTGCTGACCTAGGTATTGGCGCTAGAGGTATTGATACACCCAAAGAAAAAGACTTCTTATTGGAAGTTGTAACAGGTAAACGATCTCTTAGTAAAGGTGCTTTGATAGATATTACTAAAATGCGTATTGGGAATACAGAAAAAAGTGTTAAGAGGTTTAATGACTACTTGTCAAAAGGCGACTACGCAGACTATGAAAAAGCACTAGGTAGAAAACTTAGCCCTATAAAAATAGGAAGCGCCGACAAACCGCCTACTGTCTCCAACTGGCCCGGGACAGCCCCTTGATAAAGGATTATTATGAATATAACTGTTACCTTTGATGATGGGTCTTCCCACGTTTATCAAAACGCACCAGATACTGTAACTCCAGCTGAAGTAGCACAACAAGCTACACAGCAATTTGGTAAGAGAGTGGTAAACATAGATGGTGGACAACAACCAGAACCACCTCCGCCTCCTCCAGAACCCATGGGTAACC